GATCGCTGTGCCATCGGTATTAACATCTATGATGTAATAGGCAGCGGCTATGTAATGGACGGACGGGAAGAACTGCAGTTGTACAGCACGTGGCGGATCGCATTGACGTCGCCGTCAAACTCGAAGAGCAGAGCGAACTTCACGCTTTCCGCGTTGGTGTTCTTCTCGACAAGTACGCCGTTGGAGTCCAGCTCCTCCTGCAGGATCTCTGTCCTGAACCATTCCGGTACCAGCGCCATCTCAAGGTCGCCGGAGTATCCGTTGTTGGTCACAGAACGGAAATACACAATGCCGTCAGCATAGAACGGGCTGGTTTCACCCTCAGCGTCCAGCGCGATGGAAACAGCGCCGGGGATCGCTTTCGGTGTGCCGTAGGAAAAGGACTTCACACCATCCGTGACCGTCTCAGTCAGCTTGGCGGCATGAACGTTTTTCAGATTGTATTTGACTTTATTACCCATGTCTTAATCCTCCGTTTCGAATGAATAAAGAACCTCATACAGTTTCTCGGAGTCAATCCAGACCTCCGTTTTGTCATAAAAAATACCGTGCGCATCAAGCACGGTCTCGACGAGCGCCTCCACCTCCGGGTTCTTTTCGTCGGTGTAGAGCTCTATATGGACTTCCGTGATCCGGAAGTAAACCTTACCATCCGCAGCGAAGTTGTCGCTTCCGGGCAGAAGGTAGGTGATGAATGGCGGATCAGGCGATTCACCCTCTGCGAAATGGTCATAGGCAGAAGGGATGTTGATCTCCGCCATCAGTTCTAACAGCTTATCCATGACGCAGACTCCTTATGATATTTTGTTCAAGCTCCTCGATGCCTTTCTGTTCTGCCGGTGCGATGTGAGACCTGCCGGACACCCGGCCGCCACCGCGCTTGGCGTGGCCAAACTCCAGAAGGTGCGCCAGCTGATACCGGTTCCGGGAATAGACCGTGACCTCAAAGGCGTGGGAGTTCTGTTTGGTGTTCTTCACCGACCAGCTCTTGGCATAGGCTCCGGTGCGGCTTGGAGCACCAGCCCGGATTTCATTACGCACGGTGTTTCCGGTCTTCTGTACCGCAGCCTTCATTCCGAGCGTGGTGGTATCGGCATAATCCTCCAGTTCCTTCATGACCTCATCGGCCAGCTGTTCAACCTTGATCTTCTTCATGACCGGCTCGCTTTCTGGCAGATGAGCTTTACTGCCTTGTGCTTGAAATTCATATGGTCAATACCGAGAATGTTGTATGCCTCATCCCGGAAGAAGACGCGGTAGCCGGTAGAGGTGAGAGCGTCGACTGCCCGGCAGTGGCGCACAGTGAAGTCGATCTTGGAATCATCCACGATCCGGCCTGCGTCTGTTTCTTCCTTCGGAGACTCGGAGCTTGCAGTCGCATAGCAGCTATAGTAGGGTACCCATGTGTTTTTGTGGTTGCCGTACTTATCTGTTACGACCTGATTCTTCTCGATGGTGATCCGGACGTTCAGTAATCCAATCTTCATCAGAAGGCCTCCTTCCGCATACCGAACAGAAGTGAGCGAAGCGTCATGGTAAGCTGGTGGTGGTCGGCTTCCTCCCGGTGTTCATACAGGTACCCGATGGAGTAGAGGATGGCGATCCGGGCTTCCCGAAAGTCGCTCTCAAAGACCTCCTCGTCGTTAATCCGCACGATGTCCATGCAGAGCTTCTGCGCCGCAGTGATCAGGTGCTCAATCAGGGTGTTTTCGTCATCATGATCCACCCGGAGATATTCCTTTGCCTCTGCAAGTGTTACCAGCATACGTTTCACCTCATTTCTGAAAGGGCGATGCCGCGAAGTGCAGCACCGCCCATGTTATGATCAGTTGCCAGAAGAAGTACCCTTCAGCTTCAGGAGCTGCACGGCCTCCGGAAGGATCAGCTTGCCGTCGACTCTTTCCTTTGCGACATATCCGATCATGCCGTTTCCAGCAAAGAGCTCCTTGAGTTCCTGAAAACTTCTGGTACCACGGTCGCCGATGTTGTAGTACTTGAAGTCGCCGAATGCGATGAACGGCTTACCGGCAGCTGCAACAGGTGCGAACGGGGAAGTCAGGCACTCATAGCCGAGGAGTCTATCCGGCTCACCGGCGACAAGGGCAGGCTGCCACATGTACTGGCCGTTCTCGTCCTTGAGCTTTCTGATGGATGCGATGGTCTGATCGTTCAGAATGAACTTCGCGTTCTTGCGATACGGACGCTTCAGGGCATACACCAGATTGATGATGTCGTCGGACTCGACGGTTGTTTTCGCAGTGATCGTGGTTGCCTGCGCACCGCCGTTTTCGGCAAAGATGCCCAGAGGCTTGCCGGAACCATCACCGTTCAGGAAGGCATCCTCTTCGGCGTTGGCCAGAGCGATACCGAACTGGTTGATGATGTAGTTCTCCAGCTGGAAGGCATTGTCGTAGAGCAGTTCCTCGGTGACCTTGATTGCTACGTGGAGCTTGTAGGCATCCAGCATGATCTGATCGAAGGTCGCATCACCGAAGGTCAGCGCTTCGCCTTCCTCGATCCATGCCGCAGCAGGCTTGGTCGCTGCGATGTTGATCTTGTGCTGGCCGCTGGTTGTGATCGTGGTACCCAGCTTTCTCATGATGTTCTCTTCATTCAGGACGTCGATGAGCCTGTGGTCATATTCCTCCGGGACGAGGTAGCCGCCGTTCTCATCGATACCTTCCTGCAGAACATTGCTGATCTGACGGAAGTTGGTGCGCAGAGCCTGCAGCATGCCTTTCCTGTATTCATCGGAGGCACGACCGGTTTTCTTTTCCGGTTCATTGGCAGGCTGATAAGGTCTGCCCGTGATCGGGGAGTTGACCGGCTGGGAGAGCTCATGCTCCATTGCTTCCTGTCTCTGCATTCTGGAGATTTCACGGCTCATGTCCATGATTTCCTTCTCCATCTTGTCGTAGGTTGCGGAATCCTCATCGGAGAGGGTTCCCTTGTCTGTTCTGTGGGACTCAGCAAAATTGCGAGCCGCCGCCAGTGCCTGATTTCTTTTCTGCATCAGTTCTAAAATAGTCATGGTAAAAATCCTCCTTCATTACATGAATTTTGAGATAGTGTCGAGTCGCTGCAGGATATCGTCGACTGAGCGACCGGGTTCTTCAGGAGCTTCCGGCTCCCTTTTCGGTATGTGATATTTGGCTTCCAGCTTGTTCACGAGGGCAGCGTTGACCGCCTTACGTGAGAACAGCAGCGCTTCAGCAGGGCTGGCCGTATTTTCTGGCGCATCCTCAGCACGTCTTAAGATGTCGTCCGCAAACCCAAGCTCCACAGCTTTATTGGCGTCCATCCAAGTTTCCGCATCCATAAGGTGTGAGAGCTTGGCACGGGACAGGCCGGTCTTGATCTCGTAGCTGTTGATGATGGACTCTTTGACTTCATCCAGCATGGCCATCGCTTTTTCCATCTCGGTGTGGTCACCGAAGGCAATGGTTGCCGGGTTGTGGATCATCATCATGGAGACCGGGGACATGAGCACCTTAGTGCCTGCCATCGCAATGACGGAGGCAGCAGAGGCTGCAATGCCGTCGATCTTCACAGTGACGCCGCCCTTGTAATCCATCAGCATGTTGTAGATCTGTGCTGCGGCCACGCAGTCACCGCCCGGAGAGTTGATCCAGACCGTGATGTCACCACTGCCGGAGTTTAATTCCTCCCTGAAAAGCTCCGGTGTGACATCATCGTCAAACCAGCTTTCTTCAGCGATGGTGCCATTCAGGAACAGCGTCCTTTCTGTCACCGGTTCCTGCGTTTCCTGATTCACTGCCGTTCTGTTTTTCCAGTTCCAGAACTTCTTCGTCTTCATTGGATTCTTCCTCCTTTCCAGCGGCAGACGAGGCCGCAAAAATACCCGCATCTTCGAGCTTGGTCATGTTTCCGTTGATGAGATATAGATCACCGCCGAGCTCGGCAGGGATGCGGTCAAGGTTCTCAAGCTCTCTGATGTCGTTGGCGCTCATCCAGCCGTTCTGCCTTGCGGTAGCGTAGCCATTCATACGGCTCTGGTAATCGCCGCGAAGGAGGCCGTCGACATTGAACTTGACAAAGTAGTGAGCCTTCTCGTCCGGAGTCAGGAGAGAGCGGATAATGGCCTGCTCCCATCTGGCCACCCACGGGTCGAGGGTGTATTTCACAAACTCCAGCGATTGCTGCTCAATATTAGAAAAGCTCGACTTCTCCAGATCCCCGATCATGTGAGGGGGTATCCGGAAAATCCGAGCGATTTCATTGATCTGAAATTTCCGTGTTTCCAAAAACTGCGCCTGCTCCGGTGCGATGGAGATCGGCGTGTATTTCATGCCTTCTTCCAAAATCGCGACCTTCCCGGCATTCTGGCTTCCGGAGAAGCCCTTGTTCCAGCTCTCGCGCACCCGGTCGGGATCTTTCACTGTACCCGGATACTCTAAAAGGCCTCCCGGCGTTGCACCGTTTGAGAAGAACTTAGCGCCATACTCCTCGGTTGCGATGGCAAGGCCGATAGCATTCTTGGCCATTGCTATGGGTGAATAGCCCACAAGCCCATCAAACCCGAGGCCGGGTATGTGGAGCACATCGCTTGGCTGTAGGATCACGGTTCCGGTCTTCATGGTCGGAGCATCCTCGTTAGAGACCTGATAGCTGTAATAGAGCTTTCCGTGCTCGTCCCGGTCGACCGTCATTCGGTTTGGCATGAGAGGGTAAAGCCCGACGACCTCGCCGCGACCGTTCCGGATCACCTGCGCATAGGCATTGCCCCATAGGAGCAGATGTGTCATGAGTGTTTCCCGGAAGATGAAGGATGTCATTTCCGGATTCGGCTCATCATGGAGCAGGAAATACAGTGGATGATCCAGCGCTTTTTCCTTGCCGCCTTTCTCGTTGTACTTGTACAGATGAAGCGGCAGACCGGCGATTGCCTCTGACAGGATGCGTACACAGGAGTAGACTGCTGTCATCTGCATGGCAGAGCGTTCCGTGACCGTCTTCCCGGAGGTGGTGCCGCCAAGAAAGAAGCGGTAGGCGCTGCCGGAGGTTGAGTCCGTTGGCTTATCCCTTGATCTGAAAATGCTTGATAAAAAACTCATCTGATACCTCCTCAAATGAAAAGGATGCCTCGACTGTCATAGACCGATGCACCCGTATCGTTGCCACAGCGGATCGCACGATCCAGCGCCATGATGGTGGCGATGGCACCGTCGATCTTTTCTGTGGATTTTTCCTTATCTGCTTTGATGTTGCCAGCCGGGTCGGTGCGGATGAAGATGTTGTCCATCATCCAGCGCAGTACCGGGTGGCCGCCGTGCGCGATTTTCTGTTCCAGCGTCAGCTTCATGAGCTCCTTGGTAGGAGGACTCATATCTTTAAAGCCCTGACCGAATGGCACGACCGTGAAGCCCATGCCTTCGAGATTCTGCACCATTTGGACAGCTCCCCAGCGGTCAAACGCGATTTCCCGGATATTGAAGCGCTCACCGAGATGTTCGATGAATTGCTCAATGAAGCCGTAGTGGACGACGTTGCCGTCGGTCGTGAAGAGATAGCCTTGCTTCTCCCACAGATCGTAAGGGACGTGGTCTCGCCGAACACGGATGTCCAGCGTATCCTCCGGCACCCAGAAGTATGGGAGCACGGCAAACTTATCGTCCTCGTCCTCCGGAGGGAAGACCAGCACGAAGGCCGTGATGTCCGTAGTGGAGGAGAGGTCAAGGCCGCCATAGCAGACCCGGCCTTCCAGCATCTTCTCATCAACCGGGAAGGCACATTTATCCCACTTGTCCATTGGCATCCAGCGGACGGACTGCTTCACCCATTGATTGAGGCGGAGCTGCCGGAAGGCATTCTCTTCGCCGGGATTCTGCTTGGCAGATTCGCAGGCTTCCTGTACCTTCTCGATATCCACCGTGATGCCCAGTGACGGGTTCGCTTTTTCCCAGACCTTGGGATCAGTCCAGTCTTCATCCTCGGAAGCGCCGTAGATCACCGGATAGAAGGTCTTGTCAATCTTGCGGCCTTCAAGGATATCCAGTGCCTTCTGGTGCACCTCCCAGCAGATGGAGTTGGTGTTGTCACCGGCAGTTGTGATCAAAAAGAAAAGCGGCTGCTTTCTCGCATCGCCGCTGCCTTTGGTCATGACATCATATAGCTTCCTGTTCGGTTGTGTATGGAGCTCATCGAAGATCACTCCGTGGGTATTGAAACCGTGCTTGTTGGCCACATCCGCCGACAGGACTTTGTATTTGCTGTTGGTCGGATTATATACGATGGTACGTGTGGACTTGTTGATGGTAACGTGCCGTTCGAGAGCCGGGCAGAGCATCACCATATCCACGGCCACATCAAATACGATCTTGGCCTGATTGACGTCGGCAGCACAGCCATAGACCTCGGCTCGCTGTTCACCGTCCGCGCAGGTAAGATACAGCGCGATGGCGGCAGCAAGCTCGGACTTGCCCATCTTCTTCGGGATCTCGACGTAGGCCGTCGTAAACTGCCGGTAGCCGTTTGGCTTCAGTGTTCCGAATACGTCTCGCACAATCTGCTCCTGCCAGTCGATCAGTTCAAAGGGCTTTTTATACCATTCACCCTTGGTGTGCTGAAGGCTCTCGATAAAGGCAACAGCAAAGTCGGCGGCGTACTCGTCATAGTAGGAATCCTCTGCCATGAAGTGCGTCGGTGTATAATTTTCAAGTTTTCTGATAGGTCATCACCTCCAAAAGGGCATAAAAAATAGCCGCCATGTGCGACTTCCCTGTACGAGATACAGCCCCATCCGGGCTGCTCTCTGGCGTGTTTAGTTTGCCTCGTTCTTACTTCCTCTTGACGTCTACCAGCCAGCTTGCTCTTTTGTGGTATTCTCCTGTGGCCTTCTCCAGCACCTCGGTGTCCTCTTCGATGTAGTGGAGGCCTTTGCCAACCTTGATCAGCCTGACCTCTTCGAATCCCTCGATGGTGGTGCGGTAGACCGTTGCTGTGCGGCTTTCGCCGTCGTAGCTCTTGCCGTCCCAGCCGTTAAAGGTGAAGGTGACCTTTTCCTTTGTCTTGGTGAAGAAAGTCTCGAAGTCCTCTCTGGTGATCGCTGTGTTGTAGTCTTCAAGGAAGAAGTGGTTTCTCAGTTCGTATGCGTTTCTCATTTTGTTTACCTCCGTTTTGTGTGGTTCTCTTTTGGTATGTACATATATCACTCTAAACGGAGATAATAGCAAGTCATATTTTCTACATCTTCAAAGTTTTTTACAGGGTGAAATGGATGCCGAGGATCGCCTCATCCCTGTATTCTCCAAAGCGGCGCTCGCGCCTTGTGATCGTTGTCAGGCCTGTCATGGTGCAGCCTGCTTTGGCAAAGCCGTGGAGGTTTTCCATCACCGCGGTGCTCTGGTTGGTGTAGATGAAGCTATCGAATCCGGCCTTCCGGAGGGCTTCCACAAAATCATCGACTTCGCGATCCCAGAGGAAGTCGTTCATTTCGATCTCATCCTCGCCATTTTCCAGCGTGCCCAGAAATGCGCGGTAGGCTTTGCAGGCTCCCTGCGGAATCGGGTAGGTGGCTGCCTGATCCTCTTCGTACCAAGCCTTGAGCTCCTCCGAGTCCCATCCGTAGTTCTCGAGGATCTGGGCTTTGCGCTCTTTGCGTTCAGCCTTTTCCTGTTCCCATTTTTCTGCGATCTTTCTCAGGTTTTCAAAGTATGCGTTGTTTGTCTTCATCATGATTCTTGCCTCCTTACTGTTGCATCGCCCATGCCATCGCGTGCCCGTCATCTTCGAATTCAACCTCGCTGACTGCTCTCAAGCCGATGGTGCCTTCGCAGGTGGTGTCGTCTGTGAGGTATTCGTAGGTTGCTCCGAAGTAGGAAGGCTGGCCTTTGCCGTTGTAGTAGTATCCGGCGATGATCACCTTGTCTCCGAAGTTCAGGAGCTTGCTCCAGCGGCATTCGAGGTCTTCCGGGGTGGTCGGGTTTGGCAGTCTGTATTTTCTGGTTCCTTCGTTGATTGTCATTTTCGTTTTCCTCCTTGTCTTTTGGTATGTGTATATTCGCTCTACTCGGAGGATATAGCAAGT